GAAAGATGACCCTAGATGATCCGACATTATTTGCACGGATCATGCGGCTGTCAGTTGAGGGAGCAAGCTGATGACTGAACAGAACGAATCACAACACTCTTAAGGTAACACTATGCTTATAGCTAATAACTCACCTAAAGTAGTAAGCGTGTATGGAAATGTACAATGTACTGGTACAAAAAACCGCGAAATCGCTCATGTACAGCCTTGTAAGGTATTGATAATAAACGAATGGCTCCGGCGGTAGGGATCGAACCTACGACCAATTGAGTAATGTTTTATCTATTGGCAACAAGGACTTAGCTTCTAAAATAGGGCACGGCATTGTACTATTACCATTGTAGAGGTAGGTAAAGAGGTAAAATAACTACATGTACAGCTACCGTGATCAACTTAGCCTTTTGGAGCCAATTGAGCTCAGAGAGAACGAAACAAAACGCATTGACTGCCCCTTTTGTGGGGGCAGCAAGACCTTCTCTATTACTAGAACTGACGGTAAGCGCCTCTGGGGCTGTTTTAGAGCCAGCTGTGGTGTCAAAGGTATCAAGTCTGTAGGTTATTCAACAAATGCCATTAAAGCGAAGCTGGGGGGAGATAAGATGGTTAAAATACCACAAAACAGTAGAGGTTTACCGAGGGTACTATCTGCGCCGGGTGCCCACCCGGCGGTGATCCAATACTTGAAAGATAACCATTGCTACGAGGCCCATGAAAGTGGCCTTATACATATTCGATACGCCCCGGCAGTTGACCGGGTTTTATTCTCCCTACCCAATGATAAATTCGCTGCTGTTGGCAGGGCCTTGGGCCCTGACAAGCCGAAGTGGCTAGAGTACGGCATTATGCGCAAGCCCTCCATTGTCGGTAAGGGCATTATCGCTGTGGTTGTAGAGGACATAGCTTCAGCCTGTTCAATAAGCAGGTTGCCATTTTGTTCTGGTTGCGCTTTACTTGGAACTAGCTTACCACCTGTAACAGTACATCAGTTAGCGCGATATGAGGAAGTTATAGTGGCACTAGATCGGGACGCATCAAGAAAGAGTGTAGATTTGGCAAGTCAGCTAGAATCACGAGTGAAGACTAGGGTGCGTTATTTATCAGAAGATCTGAAGTATCTGAATGAAGAACAACTCAAGGCAGCGTTGGCTGTGTAATTAATCGGCTCTCGCAACGACACAGACGAGGGTTTGGGGTGTGAAAAAACATGCAACGGTCTAACGATATAAAAGAAATATCGAATTACACGGGAACTCCCCCGTCCCCTTTTCCTTTGGAGAAACGAAACGTAGTTTATACGATGTGTGGTGAGAAGTCAGGATCAAACGCTAATAAACAGATGCAGAGGATGCGAGCATCCTCCACGCTTAACACACCCTCTGTAGCAGCATCGGGCGCAACAACCGTCTGGGCTAACGGGCCAGCAGCACCGCCCACTCCAATGTATTTGTAATATTAATCCCGCTACTATAGGCGGTAATATTAATGGCGATAGTTATCGCAGAAATACAGGAATATAAACTTGAAAGCTCGCGGATTAATACTGGTAGATTATGATCTACCCAATGGATTTATGGACGCCGCTGAAGAGCAAAAGCGACTACATACTGCAATGGAAGAGCTTGTAAGAGGTAACAACAGGGTTACCTACTTCCAGTGCGACATCAAAGAAAGGCGCGGGGATCAAAAACCTGACTTACGGAAGCTCAAGATACGCACTTCTTAAATTATCGAACAACTAAAATAAAAAGCCCTCGCCCTTCAGCGGGGGCTTTTTGATTCTGCCTCACTGTGTTAAGAAAGCTACCTTAGTAGCTCACACTGTAGGGGTAAAAGCTTGGATTTATCGATTATAAGGAGCTTGTGTAACCATGAATTTTTCATGGCAAACGCAAGTAAGCTCAACGAATCTCTTTTCGGAGATGAACTTAAAACGCTCTATCGCATACTGAAAAAAGCGCATGAGAAATACGAAACAAACATTACCACAGCTGAGCTGATCATGCTGTGGAAAGTGCAGCACCCAGTTGCCACCCGGGCTTTTACTGAAGAAGCTGAGAACTTGATCCGCTCAATCAGCTACGCTGATGAGCTCAATCCAGCAATGGTAGCTGATACTATCAAGCTGTTGCACATGCGAGATCTGGGTAAACAGATTGCAAACAAAGGGCTTGAGATTGCCGAAGGCAATTCCAGCGCACTGTCTGAGGTATTGGATTTAGCCGAGCTTGGCCTAGAGGGCTATTACGAGGACGAGTTTGGTCCTAAAGAATCTTCAAGAGCGTGGGATGTTTTTGCTGAGAAAATTAATGGCGCAGTCATCCCTTTCAATATTCATACCCTCGCAAAGCATTTACCCGGTGTGGGAAGGCAGGAATTTGGTGTCGTTTTTGCTGTTCCCGAAACGGGTAAGACTTCTTTCGTTGTGTCGCTTTCAGTGGGCCCCGGCGGGTTTGTGGATAATGGCCATAAGGTACTGGTCCTTGGAAATGAAGAAGCTATCAAACGTACATGGCAGCGAGCGTATCAAAGTGCTCTAGGTATAAATGAAGCTACCGTGCTTCTGGATGTGCCAGCTGCAGACGCGGCCTTTCACGCCCACACTAAAGGCCTCTTTGAGGCTCGAGGAGCGCAAGATTGGGATCTTACCATGATCGAGCGCTACATTAAAAAAGAAAAACCTGCAGTGGTCTGGGTGGATCAGGCGGACAAGGTTCAGATCGGCGGTACGTTTGCTGCTTCACATGAGCGCCTTAAAGAGCTCTATCGCAGATTGAGAGAGACAGCGAAGCGCTACGATTGTGCTTTAATAGGCGTCTCGCAAGCATCAAATTCAGCCACAAATGTAAGCTATCTCGACTACACCCACATGGAAGGCTCCAAGATCGGTAAGGCAGCTGAAGCTGACTTTATCATTGGTATTTCTAAATCAGGCACTCCGCTCGATCCTATGCGGACACTCACTGTTTCCAAGAACAAACTGACCGGGTGGCATGGGCAAGTTGTCTGCAGCCTCGATGCCGATATAGCGAGGTATGAGGCATGATCGTAATTGTGCTAGATTTAGAAACCACTGTATCAAAGCTAGGTGAAATCATGGACCCCTCTGCCATGCATGAGGAGAATGCTTGTGTGATGGCGGCATGGTTAATGATTGAGGACGGTAAAACCCTCGGGCCTGTTAAAACCAGCGTCTGGTGCCACAATGATCAGCCTCATCCAGATAGCCGAGAGCCTTTCCAAAACGATTTACTAAGGGCTGACTTAGTTGTGTGCCACAATACAAAATTCGATGTTACTTGGCTGGTCGAGATGGACTTTGTGCTCCCAGCGAAACTGCATTGTACAATGATAGGAGAATATATTTTTGCGCGGGGAATACAGCAAAGCAAAAGTCTCAAAGCTACAGCTGAGCGGCGGGATGTCACTCGGAAAAAATCTGAGCTTATCGATGAGATGTTCGCGCAGGGCGTAGGTTTTGAGCGGATGCCCCTAGAAATAGTCTTGGAGTATGCAGCGGCGGATGTGATCAGTTGCGCTGAAATATATCTAGCCCAAATTGCCGACCTCAAAGAAGAGCACAACAGTGGGCTGTGGCCCACCTTTGAGCTGATGAACGAAATGACTTGGTTTCTTATTGAGATCGAACGTAACGGTATTTGTATCGACCTGGACTCGCTCTCGCAAGTGCGTGTTTTATTTGAGAATGAGCGAGAAGAAATCAAAAATGAGCTGGAAAAAGAGACCATTGAGGTGATGGGGGACACAGTCACTAATCTCTCTTCTGGGCAGGATATGACCCGGCTGATCTATGGGTACGAGTTCAAAAGTGACTACAATAAGAAAGCTTTCATCAAGGCGTTTAACATTGGGCTAGGCCCAGATGGCCGTCCCACATATCCTCCCCGGATGTCTGACAGTGAGTGGGTATTCCATGTCAAAAGCAATATGCAGCTGGCTTACAGGACTATCGCAGAGCGCTGTGATCTCTGCTCAGGCTCAGGCAAGCAGCACAGGGTCACTAAGAAGGGAGACCCATACAAGCGCCAGCCAGCATGTAAGATGTGCGAGGGCTCTGGGGCGGTCTACAGACCGACCACTAAAAAGGCGGGTCTGGGGCTGATCCCCGAGGGCCCAGCTGATGCTACGGCTAATGGGTTCCGGGGCGATAAAATGACTATTCAGCGTTTGTTGGTACAAGCCGAGCGTAAGAATAACACTCGAGCGATTAACTTCCTGACCAAATACTCCCGGCTAAACGCTCTCAATACTTATCTCAATTCGTTTGTGAAAGGCATCGCTAATCACACTCGGCCAAGCGGTCTGCTCCATGCGAACTTTAACCAGACCACCACTGCTACTGGTCGGCTGAGCTCTAGTAGGCCCAACTTTCAAAACCAGCCCAAGGGCGGTAAATTCCCAGTCCGCAAGGCTGTGGTTAGTCGTTTTGAAGGCGGCACTCTTGGGGAGATTGACTACTCCCAGCTAGAATTTCGCGTTGCTGGGATCCTGTCCGGGGATAAGCAGATCCTAGATGATGTAACCAGTGGCAAAGACATTCATTCACAGACTGCAATGATTATTAATAAGTGCGCGGCGGATAAGGTTACTAAATCTATGCGGCAAGCTGCCAAAGCGTACACGTTTGCGCCACTGTACGGTGGCATGGGGGCTGGAGAAGCCCCTCACGTACAGGAATACTTTAAATCATACTTCGACATCTATTCTGGTCTTAAGAAGTGGCACAAGAAGCTCATGGATGGCGTCATAAAGGATGGCTTAGTTCGCATTCCATGCGGACGCGAGTTTAGCTTCCCAAACGCAGTCAGATTCAGAAATGGCCGTGTATCTGGGGCCACCCAGATCGTTAATTTTCCTGTGCAAAGTCATGCCACCGGGACTATCGTCCCCTTGGCCTGTGTGAGGGCTCTGAAGGCGTTTAAAATGCGTAATCTGCGTTCTAAGCTGATTCTGACCGTGCATGATAGCATTGTGATCGATATCTACCCCGGAGAAATTGGGCAGGTCAAAGAATGCGCTGTCTGGGCCATGCGAGATATTGAAAATGAGATTGAAGAACGCTTCGGCTATAAACTGCCTATCCCGCTGGACATAGAGATGGAAGTTGGAAAAAACTGGATGGAAATGTCGGAGGTTAGCTTGAATTAAGGTATGTATTAAGGTAAGATATATACTCTTAATCAAACATAGGAAAATCTATGACTGACCTCATAACACTCGCTACCCCAGAAGAACTTGCCGAAGCTGCAGCCATCTTTGCAGAACAGGGCCAAGATGAATCAGCGGTGATAAAATTACCGTTCCTTAAGATCCAATATGACCCCGACCTTATGATGAAAGTGCCCCATGCACGTATGGGTATGTACTATGTTCATGGGCCCAGCCCATCCTATGCTGAAAACATCAAAATGAGAGTGCTGCTACAGCACACTCAATGGCGGCAGCAATCCACTGAAGACTTCAAAATGATTAATAAATCAATTTTGATGGATAAACGCGGCCAAGACCCCATCGATATGCTCGGGGGCGTCCGTTGTGGACGCCCAGAGGCAAGCATTTGGAAAGGCTTTTCTGATGCGGAGAAGAAGCCTTACAAGGACGTGGTTTGTACCAGAGTGATGCGAGGTATCGTGAGCTATGATGGCGTTGATCAGAATGGCGAGAAAAAGCGCATTGAGAATGAGCCTGTCCAATTTCACATGAAAGGCATGAATTTCATGGGGCTTAGCAAGGTAATAGACAATCTTAAGGGGTCAGGCAGACAGCTAAGAGATGTGTGGCTGGATATGAACACCGATAAAGAGGGTAAAACCTTCATCACTAACTTTGATATCGACTATGATACTCCTGCTCTACTGACATCTGATGTCGTAGCCACACTTAAAGTGTTCAACGATCAGGCTCGGCAAGAGAACGACAGCGTTAAGAAGAAGCACTATGCTGCGCTGGGTACAGTAGATCACGACCCCGGGGCAGGATTTAATGGGTATTCTTCTGCGCTCGAGCACAGCGCGTAGGATTGGCCCTAGAGGAGCTAGAGCTAGAACTTAAAGGTCTAATGCAGTCGCTCTCTAATGGAGCGACTGTAGATGTAGACCCCGAAGTATTTGAAGCCGCTGCTGAACAACTCGTTACAGCCTTTAAAAAACAGCTCACGCAAAAAAGAGAAGCAGGTTTTAGGGTACGCATGTCTAACGTGGGCCGTCCCTTATGCACTTTGCAAATGGAGAAGTCCGGGGCGGAACGGGAACCGTTCCCCTATAATCATATTATGAGGATGATGATCGGCGATTGTGTCGAAGTCATCACCCGCATGATGCTCACCATAGCCAAGATTGATGTCACCAGTGACGGTGATGATGTGACAATGAAGGTCTCAGAGACCACCATCAAAGGCTCGAGCGATATCGATATTGAGGGCAAGGTTCTGGATATCAAATCCTCCGCACCTTGGGCCTACAAAAACAAATGGGCCAAGGGATTTGATGCTTTGCTTGCAGAAGATGACTTCGGTTATGTTGGCCAGCTATTTGGTTATGCGGATGCCCAGAAGAAGCCGCCCGGTGGCTGGATCGTTGTAGATAAATCGTCCGGGGAGCTGATGGTGGTGCCTGTCACAGCTACCGCTGCTCAGTGCAAAGCTATCAGAGCTCGCCGCAAGCATACCGTGGGGGCAATTGAAAACGATGCCGTATTTCAAAGGGGCTTTGAAGCGGAAGACGAGACCTTCCAACGCAAAGAAACGGGCAAGAAAACCCTCTGTAAAAGCTGTGGGTTCTGCAACTTCAAAAAGACTTGCTGGCCGTCCGCTAAGTACAAGCCCCAAGCGGAATCCAAAGCAAAGTTCCCTCCGTTCAAGTGGTACGTCGATGGCGATTAAAACATCATCAGCCAAAGCAAAAGGGCGCAAGCTGCAGCAATGGACAGCTAAGAAAATACTGTCCAAGTTTAAAGAGCTAGAGCTGGATGACTGCAAGAGTA